CGCCATGCTGATATTCCCGCATCTGAACTTCACGATGCAGGGCATTTACGCTAGGAACAATACTGAGTCGGATTCGATACGGTATCAGGTGAACGAGGAACTTCACGGATGGGAGCCTGGGCGCCTTCAGTTGCTTGACCAAAGATTGACAGCATTCTGGAACAGCTTTCAGGTAAATATTTCAACCGGAAGCATTGTCGGAGATCAGTTTCATCAACGATGGAATGAATCATCGAAGCGTCTCTGGCTTGAGCAGTGTCCGGCCTGCGGGGCGTGGCAGTATTTCCACGTTGGCAAGAAAAAGGGAACCCTTGGAGGGCTTTGCTATCCTGCGGAATGCAAGAATGCGGATGGCACTTACGATTACGAGTTGATGAATCGGACGATCTACTACGAATGCGAGGCTTGCGGGCATCACATGATGGATGACGTAGAGGAACGTCGCCAAAGGTCGTTGAAGGGACACTACGAGGCTCGCGAGGGTAATCCTGAACATGAAGGGTATCGGTGGAGCCGCGTATCAGTTTACTGGTCGAGGTGGGCGGACATCATCAAGACTCGAAACATTGCGATTAATGCGTTGAAGTTCGGGAACAAAGACCCATACATCATGTATGTTCAGCGAGTGGAAGCTGACTTCTGGGATCCATTGAACAGGCCGCTCATCAATTCCGTTCCTGTCGTTGATGGACTCAAGAAGAATATCGGATGGACTGAAGGATTGTCAGTCAGGATTATGACGGTGGACAAACAGGCAGGCAAAACAAAGTACGACGAGGCTCCTCACTACAAAGTTATTATCCGTGACTGGAAACCTAATTTGGATAGTCGGCTTGTTTGGGAAGGAAGCGTTCTCACGGATGAAGAACTAGACGAGCTTCGAGAGAAGTATTCCGTATATCCTGAATATGTCATCGTGGACTCAGGGCATAGAAGCGTTGATGTTTACCAGATGTGTGCTCGATTTGAGTATTCAGCCATCAAGGGAACCGAAAACCAGAGCTTCCCGCACATACTTCCGAGCGGGGAAAAGGTAAGCCGCATTTATGCACCACTTCAAAGGAAAGACCCGTTTATAGGCGATCCATCAGGGCGGCAGGGCAAACGCTCGATCAAGTTCATACTCTACTCAAAGCAGTCGATAAGAGATACGCTAGACTATATCAGGAAAAACACGAAGTGGGAGGTCCCTGACGATGTAAGCGATCAATACATCAAGGAAATGGATGCTGAGGAAATCCGTATAAAATACACGAAGAACGGGGAACCTAAGCCCGAATGGTGTGAGATAATCCCCGGCGCTCCAAATGACTTCTTTGTTTGCGAATGCTACCAAGCTCTGTTTGTTCAAGTGCTTGTCGATGTCGGAGGGTATTTTACTGAAAGCATAAACGTAGAAGATAGGGAGGTTGCCAGTGCCTAAAAAGATGCAGATTGATGCAAAGCAAGTGGCTTTCCTCAAGGCTATTGACTACGACAAGACGTTGTTAATCCCAAAGGAGTTGGCAACGGCTCTGAACGTACATGTCAATTACGTTTATTCTGCCTGTGGGTATCGTCTATGTCCCTTCAGGTTGACGGCTGGCGTAGCAACGGTGAATGAGTTCAGAGCATGGCTGCGCCAGAATCCCAAGTTCAGGATGAAGGATGGCTATCTTTCAGTTGCTGAAGTTATAGAAAAGCGCGGGCCTATTCAAAAAGAAATGTTTAGCATGTAAGTGCCTGTTAGTGCATGGATTGGGGGAGTTGATTAATGTGTTTTCATGCTTCAATGTTTGAGCATGGCAGCAACGGGAATACTGATCGACGCAGGATGCACAGAGGCGGAAGTCCTTGCATTGCGCCTAAAGGTCAAAACAGAATTGCTGGCAGGCGGCTCCCGTGTAACCGAATGGCGGACTAACAATAGCAGCGCGGCGCTGGCATGGTCATTAACGCCAGCTGACATGATGGAAGAATGCCGCTACGCTCTGATGATTCTAAATCCTACGACTTACGGAGTTTACAATAACTCTAAGTTCGGTCGTTACGGATTCAACACCGGATCGGGGGTAGTAAGCTAATGAACCTGATTACGGCATGGAAAAATTGGCGTGGAGGAAATGGCTATAGGAGCCGTGGGAAGCAGTATGCTAATCCTGAGGAAGATCGCCCTTTCGACCTTCCTAAGTTTCTAAATGACCACAAAGACATTCTTGAATCCGTCGATCACCAGACGCTTCTCGCGGCCTGTCGATACATCTACAATCGCTTTGCAGTCGTTCAGGGAGCCATAGGAGACAAGGCCAACTTCGTTGTTGGGCATGGTTGGAACGCTCAGTTTTACGGGACTGATGAAGCATGGGGAGATGAGGCGGAGAACTTCTTGCTGAATTGGGGCAATATCTGCGACGTTCGCGGACAGCCGTTCAACTTCATACGCAATCTGCACACTGGTAGCATTACACTTGATAGAGACGGTGAATATTTCACCTATCTACGCAAGAATGCTAATGGATACCCGTTGACTCAGATGCTTGAGTCACACCGCATTGCGGATCGTCAGTATATCAAGTCGGTTGTTCTTGATGGCGTGGAGTATGCGGTTCGTAACGGCATCGCATATAATGTTGAGAGTCGCGCCATGTATTATCACTTCCTTGGCGACGACAAGAGCCTTGACCAGTGGATTCCCGCAAGCGACATCATACATCATTACGATCCGTTGTATTTCTCTCAGGGCCGTGGTATAAGCCCATTGGTAGTTGGTATCTTGGACTATCTGGACATCCACGAGAGCCGGGAGAATGAAAAGTTTGCTCAACGGTTGTTTAGTTCGCTTGCATTCAAGCACAAGACCGAAACTGGCAAGCCCGATCCATTCAGCGAAGCTTTCTCTCGTGACAAGGTTAAGCGAACCTCGGCGTCTGACGCAGATGCCTCAACTCCAGTTCCGAGTTTCACTGACCACATTTATCAAGCTCTCAAGGGTGGCGTTCGTTTCCTGAAGTTTGGCGGAGAGGACATTGAATCCTTCGAGAACAACCGCCCTCAGGTCAACACTCAGAACTTCGAGAAAACGGTTCTTCGTGGGGCGCTAGTTGGCCTTCAGTGGGGATATGAGCAAGTCGTTGAGTCAACTCTGTCTGGAGCCGCCGTAAGGCGCGACATCACCAAGTGTCAACGTGCCGTGGAGGACCGCCAGCAGGCAATGCTCCCGTTCTGGCTTCGTGAAGTCCAGTGGGCAACTGCATGTGCCATAAAAATTGGTATTCTGCTTCAGTCAGTCGAATGGTGGATGTTTGAACCACAACTTCCGCTCAAAATGTCGGCAGATGCATTTAGGGACGCGGATGCTGACGCTAAATCATACGTTCTTGGAACAACAACGCTTCAGGCACTTGCGGCCAAGGAAGGCAACTTCTGGAAGGACATACGCATCCAGCGCGAGAAAGAAGCACTCGATCTTCTGAACCGCGCCAGAAACGTGATGACGGCAAATCCTGAACTTTCCCTGAATGACTGCATCAACCTACTGGAACAGCGAACGCCTAATGGCAACGCGTCCACTGCAAACAACAATTCAAGCGGCGATTCAAATGACAGCCCGAACGGAACCAGTACCAATGTCACAAACAAATAATCTACTGGCACAACACTTTGTGGGACAGCCCCTCGCGCTTTGCGAATTAGGAGCAAGACAACTCGTTGCTTCGCTGCAAGTCCCCTTGGCCCTCGATACGATTTCCAACGCCATCGCAAATGCCGATGACGATAACAGTCCGTCACAAGACTGGTATGGGAACCCCATCGAGAGGCCAGAACTTTCCGTCGATGGCATTATGGTCATACCAGTCAAGGGAATCGTTGCAAGGGGGCTAGGACAGCTTGGAGACCTTCTTGGCTACGTGGACCCGGATAAGGTTGCGATTTCCGTCTATGAGGCCAGCCAGAACCCTTCCGTGCGTGGTATAATGTTGAAGATCGACTCGCCCGGCGGGTCTGTCCTTGGCACGGGTGATGCAGGTGATGCAGTTGACTCCGCCGCAAAGAAAAAGCCCGTATGCGTTTATGCTCAGGGCATGATGTGTTCGGCGGCTTATTGGATCGGATCACATGCGAACTCTGTATATGCAGGTTCAAGCGCAATGATAGGCTCCATCGGTGTTTATACCTACATTCCTGACTTCACGGCGGCTTATGGAGAAATTGGCATCAAGTTTGAACTTATCCGCTCAGGAAAGTTCAAGGGAGCAGGTTCAGGTTTGACTTCCGTAGAGGATGAACAACGCGCAGAGATTCAGAAGGAAATAGACGCCATTGGAACTAACTTCCGCTCTTTTGTGAGCCAAGTCCGTACCGGCATCAGTTCTGATGACATGGAAGGTCAAACTTACATGGGACAGGATGCCATAGATCACGGATTCATCCATGCGATTTACAACACTTTCGGCGAAGCACTCGCCGCATTCAAAAACAACATCAACAAATAGATAGATATGCCAAAGTCAATTGAACAGGAGGTTACTGACCTCAAAGGACAGGTGGCGGCTCTGGAAAAGAGTGCTGCCGATTCTAAGGCGGCTCACGACGCCATTCAGTTTGAAGCTAAGACGGCCAAGGACGCTCTTACAGTGGCCCTTGCTGACGTTACCGCCAAGCAGGATACCATCTCCACTCAGGCAACAGAGATCGCCTCTCTGAAGTCCGAGGCTAAGGCTTCGACCGATGCGTTGGCTGAGTTCGGACTCAAGATCGACGCTGGAGCCAAGGTTAACCATGACACCATCAAGGCGCATGTGGAAAAGCTGGCCTCGTCTCGCGCTGCGGAAATCGTCGCCTCTCAGGGTGGCAACTCCGCGCTAAATACCGGTGCTGCGGCTCCGGTTGGCAACAGGGAAGTGACCGTTACTGGTCGCGCCGCTGTTGCAGCGAAACTCTGCGGTAAACTTTCGGGAGCCAAGTAAGCGGCTCAGAAACAACAACAACAAATCAAACAGGCAAATATATGGCTGACAAAGTGACTCTTCTCACGATCACACAGCGCAATTCTGCTATCGGGCCGCTCATCGAAGAAAATATCGTTGTGGCTCCTACGTGGGATCGCGTTCCGGTTAAGACCATTACCGGTCTTACCTACAACCAGCGCGTCCGAACGGAACTTCCGCATGGCGGATTCAATAATGTCGGTGACGGCTATACGTCGTCTGCTGGTGCATATACCACGCGAGCATTTGGGCTGAAGCATTTCGGAGGCGTTCTCAAGATTCCGAGCGCAGATGTAGAGGCTGAAAGGATTCAGGCAGGCTCAGATACCAATAGCATTCTTGTTGACGAGCAAAGCGGCTTTGTTAAGGGCCAGATGCTCGACTTCGACAACCAGTTCTTCCACGGTCCTGCCTCTGGTGTGACTGGTGCAGACGTTGGCTATATTGGACTTGACCAGCTTGTAGATTCTACAATGTCCTTTGGTCTGGCAACAGATACTACTGGCGGTTGGGCTTATATCGTTTTGGAAGACACGAACGAAGGTTGTTCTTGGCTGATGAAGGATAATTCCAACATCGATATGCTTCCTTGGGAGTTCAAACAGGACATGCTTATTTCGGTTAATCCATCTACCGGAGCATTCACGACTGGTCCGGGTTATATCTCCACTTGCGATGGTTTCATCGGAATGAAGGTTGGAACTCCCTCTCGTGCAATAGCCATCATCAAGGGCATCACGAAGGCAACCCCGCTGACTGATAAGGTCATCATGGCTGCCCTATCTAAGTTCAAGCCTGGCTACATGCCTACGAGCATTTATATGAGCAAGTTCTCACGGTACTTGCTTACTGCATCTCGTACTCCGACGCAGGTTATGAATGGTCGCGGAAACTTGTCCGGTAGTGGTGACTTCATCGCGGCTACGGCAACTGAATCCAACGACATCCCAATTGTCATCAGTGACAACATTGGTGATGCGCTGGCGACCCCGACTGCTGGTGAAAAGACCAATCTCACGAACCTCATCTAATCGAAAGGAACAAGTAACATGAATCTTCAGACTCCTTCCCTTCGTGACGCCAATCTGACTGTCACCAAGGCATTCGCCGCAGCCGGAGCGAACAATACCAGTGATGGTATCGCTCTCGGAGATTACGTCGGTACTACGATCTCGGGTACATATGCCCGTGACATCCATCTGGAACTTCAGGTGATCATTCCAGCCGCTCTGGCATTGGCGACGGACAAGTCGCTGACGATTACTCCTATGAGTTCTCAGGATGATGCTGTGGCTGACGCCTATGCAGCCATCCCTACCCTCGGTGCTGTAACCGTTACGGGCATTGCAACTAACGTTCTTCCGATTACGGAAGGCGCAGGCTATGAAATCGACGCCTCTGGAAACATCGTCGTATCGTGGCCTCTCCCGCGCAAGCTGGAGAAGTATGTAGCAGTAAATGTAGCGGTGGAATCTGCTGGTGGCACCCTGACCGCATCCAGTTACACTGTAACCGTCGTGGGGTTCATCTAACATGAGCGCCACAGTCATACTAGCCAATGGCACGTCCCCATACGGCATTGAACCGCCTGCATCGGCGCTTCAGGCAGTTGTGGGAGCCGCAACAGCAGTAGCTACTACGGCAACCGTAGCGGCGATTGTTGTTACACCATCAACGGGTGATCTACCAGCCTCGGACGCAACTGTATCCATTTCGGATACTGCCACTCCTACGGTAGTAGAACTTCTCAAATATTGCACCGAACTGAAGGCTCAGAACGGCGCACTTATTACTGATGTTTCTAATATACGTGCTGAGAACGCTCAACTCGTTACAGATTCAGCCGCTATTCGTGTTCTCCTAAACCAGCTTCGTACCGATCTCATATCGCTCAGAGCAATCAAGGGTAGCGCGTAACAACTAAACCTTCCTGCTGGAGGGGTTAATTCCCCTCCAGCTTGGAGTAAATCCACAATGGCATTTGAAAACTTAGCAGACGCAATGTTTGACGTGGCTTGGCAATCCGCTGGATCAGAAGTCTTCACCATTGGTTCACTTTCCAACGTTCAGGGAATACGCGCACAACTCATCGAAAAGGACGCACTGCGCGGAAACCTACGCAAAACACTCATAACGGTGCGTAAAGCCGCTCTGACAACGTGGCCCGATAAAGGAGCCAAGGTATCAGGCGCAACCGCCATACTGAGCCTTGTGCAAGTCGTAGCGGGCGACGTAGAGAGTCAAGTCATCCTCGAATGCACATCAACCCCTCGTAATCCTTCATAATGGGCTTCTCGATCTCCATTTTAGGCCGGAGTGGCGTAAACAAGTTGAACGCTGCACTGACCGAGTACGCCAAGTGGACTAAGCAAAGCACGGATGTGATCTTGGTCGAGGCGGCGCGTGGAGTTCGGTCAGCAATGGATGCTGGCTTCAAAAGGCATCGCTGGACTGGTGACGCATATGCTGAAGCCGCTAAACGTAGGCGCAACCATAGCGGAACACATATTCGGCCTGCCACAATTTCACGATATGGATCATTTGATTCCTCATCCATTACGTATCGCGGCAAATGGGCGTTCACGTCTGACCCAAGCCTACTAGACCTTGAACTTCAACGTCGTAATCGCGGCAAGGGGCTGCTGGCTATCTCATGGAGGCTTACTTCGTGGAGGTATTCCAAGGTAGGGCTTAAACTTGTTCCAAATCGTACAACCAAAGTAAAGATGGGGACAGTTCGAAACATATCAGGCGAACTTGGAGAACTAGCAGAAGTTAAACAAGCTCCTGGTTATGTTAGACTTCGAGGATTTACACCAGCAATGGGAGATGTTGACCGTCGCTATGGTATCGTAGATGCAGCCACGAAAGGAACTGCTGAGAAGATTAAATGGCGCACCCTCAATGCTATGAAGGCTAAGAACGCGCACAACTTTCCAAAGAAGATTACATAATGCTCGACGAAATTACATTCCGAACGGTAGCTGCAACAATCATTAAGAACGCATTAAGCGTTGGAGATGAGATTGTCCATGTAGAACAGTATGAAGGTGACGGGGATGCTTTCATTGAGCATCTAACTCAAGATGTTACTGGACGGTCAGGTTATGGAATCATCATTCCCGCTGATCTTGGCTCCGAAAACGGTGACACGACATCTGGCGGAAAAAGGGCTGGCCTCAACGAACTTTTCAGCATTGCAATCGACATTCAGTATAATCCTACGATGAAAGCCATCTCTGAGATTTCATTGATGTCACAACTCATCAAGCAAGCCTTCATTGCTGCCAACCAACAGGACGAAACGCGTCCGTGGATTTGGCCGACAGGAACAATCACAACTTTCGATTCATCTGGTGCTGATGCCATTAAGCGCATCATCATCCAAGCACGTATTTTTCAGTAACCAACAACAACAGATAAAACAAAATGCCATCGACCAATATTTCCGATACATTTACTTACAATGTATCATTGGCGCGTGTCGGAGATACCTTCACGCTTCCATCGGGGGGAACCGTCAGTAGCACGTCGCTGCCAGCAGTTGACCCCATCGCCTTGTATAAGGCACGCAAGAGTATCGCCGATACTGTCACTGATTCTATTTGGACTCTACTGGCCAATCTCACTGCATTCAAGTGGGACAAGTCAGGGGACGAAAAGGAGAACTATGTTTCTGATGGCAATGGCGGATCAGTGCTGGATGACTCGTTCAGCATCAAAGTTAAGCGCGAAGCTACGGCAACGCTCAACCAGTCATCTCCAATCTTTGAAGAGATTCACCTTTGCTCTGGAGCACTCGACGACGCATCGACTACGGTAGCAATCGATTCAGTTCCGACGAAATACTTCTGGATGCACGTCGAGAAGTTCTCCCGTCGTCTTCAGCAGGTCGTACAGAGCTACGAGATGTATGTTCAGGCAACGGCTGACAGTCTAGATGACGGCAACTATGAGGACTTTCCGACCTTCGAGGTTAAGTTCAAGCGACTTTCCAACTCGAATGAGCGGTACGCTAACATTCCGGCTGGAAGTTCAGTCGTTGCGGGTCCAGGACAGATTCTCAAGTTGGCCGATGGCGCAATTGTAGCGCATACGCTCGTAACTGTATCTTCGGCAACACAGGTGTCAGAGGCAGCAATCAGCGACGTTCCGATTGGTGTAGCACCAAGTGCAGCGGACAGTGGCGATCAGGTCGCTGTGTCTCTGCTAAATGGTGGACTTACGGCAATCGTTATGTATGCCAGTGAGGCAATTACTGCTGGAACGACTGTGTATGCAGCCGCTTCCGGCTTTGTATCGCTACTCTCTGCAACGCCCGGAACTTATAATGCCGTCGGCGTGGCACTCTCAACCACGACAGATGCAGGCAATATTTCCGTTGCTCCGCTCAGTCCCTACCCCGTGGTAGTCTCCTAGTTTCATGTGCCTGCATGGGTGTGTTTCATCTGCGCGTTTTTCGGGGAGTTTCGCGCAAGCCCATGCAGGCATTTCTATCCCCGATAATTTTCAACCTTAGATTATAATGACAATGCTTACTTCTGACTTACTCGCCCTTGCTGGCCTTATCGTAGTTGTTGGAATATCAACAATAGGTCTTTGCATGAGAATACTTGAGAATATAGCCAAGTTAAACCAGAAGGTAGATGGAGCCTTGTCACCTGATATAGAAGCTCTAAAGCGTGATAACGCTGAACATTTTCGCGCCGAGAACTCTTTAGATAAGAGAGTAACTGTAATAGAAACACAGCACCAGCGCAGTCTTGCTTAAACATTTCCACAAACAACCCAAAATAAGGAAAACTCCAATGTTTGATACGAATACAAAGCTCACTTCTGAGCAGAGAAAAGAATACGAAACCCTCATCGCCATTGGCGGAAAGGAAATCATCGTCCAGAGATTCGACGATGCCACAAAGACGCTTATAGATGAAAGCGTTACAATCCGTATCGTAAGAAGCCTTAAAGAATACATGAGGGCATATGCGGCCTTCGATGAAACTACCGATCCGTTTACGGTCAGTCGATTCTTCTGCGTTCGTCCCGATGGGGAAACACCTGAAGCTACCGAAGATTGGCTCGAAAGCCTGATTCCTGAATCCGTTGCGCTTATTGAGGAGGTAGCGCGTGAGTTAAATTTTACCCGTGTCTCCCAGTATGCAGAACCCCGACTCAATCGGGACCAGAAGAAGGCAGAGAAGAATATCAAGATGATGATGGAGGTAATGCCAGCAAACCTACGGGACCAAGCATTGGTCGCCTTTACGCAGGCGTCTCAAACCTCCTCTGCTGCACAGTCCGAGAAGCTGCTGAAAGATGCGGGCCTATCGAAGCAACCTTAATTATTGATGAGCATGAACGACGCAATGCTGAATCACTGCTTTCAGTTGCATCGGTTATTTACTCATCCGTCATGGGAGGGGCTGAGTATGCAGGAAGCATTGCAGCAAGCCCCTATGCAAAGAAGGGGGCAAAGATAAAGACGCCAGCATCATGTAAGGAAATGAATAAGATGCTAAGGCGGTTGGACAAGAGAGCACGGAGATTCTAAATATAATGGCAAGCCAAGTTGACGTTCTGCTAAAGCTAAAATACACCGAACAAGGTCTAAAATCAGTCCTTGGTGGGATGGCTGGCTTTATGACCAAGATGGCCGGGGCAGCTGGTTTGTATGTATCGTTTAATCAGCTTACAAATAGCATCAAAACGATGGCTAGTTATGAGCAGAATATGGCGAATGTAAAAGCCACGATTAATGCCACTGCAACTGAAATGATTGCATTGTCTAATGCGGCTAGAAAAGCCGGAGAAAGCTCTATTTTTTCTGCTGTTGAGGTTTCTGCTGGCATGGAGAAGATGGCAAAAGCTGGTCTAGCTCCTAGTCAGATAATCGGTGCTCTAGGTAGTACTATCGAGCTTGCAACTGCTGCATCCATTGACTTCGGAAAGGCTGTTGATCTACAAGTCCAAGCAAATACTACAATGGGTATTTCTTGGTCTGACATGGCAAGAGTTAACAGGGCTTTCGTTGTAGCTGCCAACAATTCTATCATGTCCGTCGAGGACATTGGAACAGCGTTTAAGTATATTGGCCCGCTTGGTAAAGAGTTTGGAATGGACATAGAGCACGCTGCGGCATATTTGGCTGCACTGGCCCAAAATGGCATCAAGGCATCTCAGGGGGGAACAGGGCTAAGAACAGTGCTACTTCATCTTGCAAAGCCGTCAGCGGACGCCCAGAAGATATGGAGCAACTGGGGCATCACCATGTTGGAAAATAACGGTGAAGCAAAGACTTTTGGAAAGTTAATGGATGAGTTGAGCAAGAAAGACGTTACGCTCAATCAATTATTTAGAGTAGCTGAACAGAGAGGTGCCCCGGCTCTCAGAGCATTGCTCAACCAAATGGGATATATTGATGACACCATTAATGAGATAAAAAAAGATACTGATGCGGCTCATAGAATAGCGATGGCTAGAGTTTCAACTCTTTCTGGAGCTTGGAAGCAGTTCAACAATGTATTAGTAGGCTCGTCGGTTGCTGCTGGCGAAGGAGGATTAACATCGTTGCTAACGGCCGGATTGAACGCGGTTTCTATAAAGCTAAAAGAGCTTAACCCACAAATAGAAGGGTTTGTATCGGCATTAAAAAAGTCTTTTTCAGATGGATCAATAGGCTTGTTTTTATACGATGCTCTGATGGCTGGCTGGAACTCGTTTAAGGGTATTGTAAAGTCGCTTTGGAGCGGAGAAGCTGGAAACGATTTTTTGTCAGGATTTACTTCAGTTGCTATTGCTATTGGCGGAGTATTAGAGACTGTTCTTATAGATGTATTTGTAGGAGTTTGCGCATTATTTCAAACATTAATGGAATCAGCAGCAGATTCCATTGGATCAGACTTTAGTGAAAGGTTTAACAATTTAATTAATCCTTTACAATATGCTTCAGTAAAAATAGTTGGAGCTATTTCAGGCAATAAATATGTTACGCCAGGACAGCAAAGCGAATCTGGTAGAATTTCAAGAAGCGAATCTGGATTTGGTAAACGACTAGAAGAAAATTATGCCAAGTCATCAGATTTAATGACTGCGTCTGTGGTGGAGTTTTTCCAGAAAACACTTTCTAAGTTTACACCAAAGCCTTCTAACTATGGTGATAATCGTTATCAAGCTCCTAAAACACTATATGGAGAAGGACCAAAGCCAGTACCTTCAGTAAGCAATAATTTATATCCTCAAGCGAAGATAGATCCTTCTGTTCTTGACACAAAACAATTAGTAGAGCTTTACAATGCCCTAGCCGACCTCAGCGAAGGATGGGTTGACTATGCAAAGGTTTCTGCTGCTGAATCTCAAGGTGGCATGGAGTCTGTACGGGTTGAGATATTAAGGAATAAGATGATCGGTCTTATTTCTAATAAATTATCAACACAAAGTTCAGAAACAAAAAAAGCAACAGATAGCTTAAATGAAAATACAGAGAGGACGCAGGAGCAACTAGATGCTCTAAATTCTGTATATGAAGCTCAAAAACAAGCCATAATCAGCGGAGCAGCGTATTCTGGATTGAATGAACTAGAACGAAGAACTATATATGAGCTAAATGAAGCTATTTTAGAAAACAAGAAGATAGAGATAGACAGGCTATCTTTAGAAGCTAACGCCATAACAGATTTAGTAATGAGGGCTAAAGCCCTAAAAAAGGTAGCGGTTGCTCAATCAGAATACAATAAACTGATTAAAGACGGCACTCCAAAGACCAAGATACAGTCATCACAGGATGAGTATCAGAGCAATTTCGGAGGAAATAACGGGCTTGGAGACCCTGCAAAGAACTACCAAAGCATGGAGGAAGTCTTTACTGGTGGGAGTTTAGACTGGATAAATAGTGTAGGGTCAGCATTCAACCAGCTTGCTGCTACCATTGGAACAGTAATGAGTGATATATCATCTGGTATATCAAGCAGTATCATGGGATGGATACAAGGAACCGCCTCATTCACTGATGGAATTAGGTCAATGGCAGTAAGCGTTGTGCAGACTGTTATTCAAATGGTAGTTCAGATGGGAGTACAGTGGGCGCTAGAAGCGACTATGTTCTCTACGGCTGAGGATATTAAGGTCACTGCATCTACTACTAGCACGGAAATTGTAGTTGCTAACAATACAACAGAGCAAGTTAGTCTATTTGCTACGGCATGGGCATGGATTGTAAAGGCCGCGGCTTCTGCTATGAGCGGATTATCAGAAATACCTATTATAGGATGGGTTTTAGGAATAGCTGCTTTAGCTGCTGTTCTAGCCATCGGTGCTGGCATGATGGGTGGATTAGCTACTGGCGGGCAACCCGGTGATGCTACGTATGCAGGCAAGGTCAGTGGACCCGGAACGCGCACATCAGACACAGCGGGCGTGTATGCCTTGTCAACGGATGAATATGTAGTACGTGGAAACGCTGCGGCAGCAATTGGCTATGACAACCTCGACTACATGAACACCTTTGGACGCATTCCAGAAACGGCTCGCGGATTTGCTACGGGTGGATCAGTGGGTGATCTGTCAGGAGCCGCTCTAGGGGCATCTGGAGGCTCTGGCAGGGCATCTATGCCACAGAAGTTCATCTTCGTCAGCAGTCCTAGGGAAGCTCTCCGCGAACAGCAGAGAGAGCCTGGATACGAAGCGCATATTCAGAACGTCGTGAAGCGCGGAAAGGGGAAAATCATCTAATGCTTTTCACGGTAGTCACATATTTGGAGGAACAGATTCTGGTGGTCCTGATCCGGCCAAACGAGGCTGACGGTGTATCCGTGAAGGAAATAGCCGATACGGACGTAAGTCAGACCCTCGACTATACAGAGGAAAGAGTTCCGAATCTCCCGGCACCCATGCTGGACAGCATCCAGTATAGTCGATACGTGCAGGCGCAGGACTGGCAGGACTTCAGGAACCTACGCGGAGTCATGGGGAAGTTCAGGGTAGCTTGCCCAATATGGCCCGACGTGGTTGAAGCTGAAAACTGGGATGATGCTGACCTTGGGCCGATCCATGCAGGAAGTGAACTTGTCATTGGATGGGATGCGGGATTTGAAAACATCGAGATCGGAACGCAGGTAAGCCTTCCGACAACGGACTTTCTTGCCCCGCTGATTATTGGACGGCTGAATCTTGAGGCTTCAGAGACTGAGATTTACTCGAACAGTCAGGCCAAGGTTGTAGTTTCGATAAAGGCTGATAGGCGCATCGAAGAAGATTCGGCTGTTGGACCTAATATCACTATTGTTCAACAGCCAGAAGCGTGGGCAGGATTGGAAGGAACGGAAGTTACGCTTTCGGTAGTTGCCACAAGCACTCTTCCTTTGACGTACCAATGGTATTTTGAAGGGACAGAGGTTGAAGCTGCAACTGAATCTAGCTACGTAATAGAATCGGTTGCGTCGGGAGACGAAGGCAACTACTACGTTGTCGTCAGCAACGATATTTGGACAGTACAGAGCATTACGGTGCCTTTGGTTTCATTTCAAATCCCTAACAATGGCCTAATAGCTCGGTATGACTCTGATGCCCTTGTTACAATTACAGATGGCCATGTATCGGCTTGGGGAAGTAAAACCGGGAATTATGGCGTATATAGAAATACTCCTGATTATCGGCCATACGTGAACACAGAAGAGAGCCAAAACGGGTATAATCCAATAAGGTTCGTTGGTGATGCTTTAAATACTGGATACCAAGAATGGCATTTCGATGACAATTATAGTTGGAGCTATTCTGTGTTACTCAGAAATTATACAGGAACTCAAAATCGTGGAGCAGCTATATTTATTCAGAGAAACGAAGGTAGCGTTGTCAGCGGATCGCTAAGACTATGCCCGGCGTATGATGGGACTTATTGGTCGCTACTAGACCAACATAGCGTAGGCACGCTAAGCTACACGAATTCTGCTGTACCATCTACAACAGGCGATCTCCAGCTGTTAACTGTTATTGTAACATCTGGAGTTGCTAAATTATATCTTGGAACTCATCTAGTAGCAACACATGGTGGTTCTTGGAACTTTTCCTATATCTCGACGAATATTAACTCTGCATATTTCAGCATAGGCGCATCTGGAGAATGGTATGAACGCATAGCTGATGTGCGAATCTACCAAGTAAACCTATGGAATCGCGCACTAACAACCGGGGCTGGAAGTGATCTAAGTGAGCTTGTTGATTACATAAACGAGAAGTATAACACATCTTTTACCTAGAGAAACCCATGCCAGCCACATTCACATGGAATCCGAACTACGTCAGTGACCTAACGGAAACTGCCGACAGTAGCCTTGAGTTCAAAACTCTTGGACGCTTTCATGCGCAGTCGGTCAACGGTGAAGCCGTCACAACCATTTCCTTTACGGCGGCGTTCTTGCTCAAGAGAACGGACCTGAAGGCCCTGATGGCGTTCTGGCGGGCACGCAACGGCCAGTATGAGGCATTCCAAGCAGCGGCATTCTGGACGCCCGGATCAAGCACATCTTACGCTCCACATAATTTTGACGGAACGGATGAACATGGGCTTGTTCGATTTGCTTCTGACGAGATTGAAGTCAGGTGGCTCAACTCATACGTAGCTGAAGTTGAGATAGAGTTCCATCAGGTGTTCACTTCGGTAGAGGGCGATCCCGTCCCAATGCTATATCGGCTTTGGACAGATACAGGGATCGTTGAATACCTGACCGACTGGATGACAGATGTTGTCATAGGAGATATTACGTACAAATCTGCCCGCATCGAACACGACGAGATTAAATTGTCATTGGAACTCCAAAACGAGACATGCAAGGTTGATATAGACATCAACGATTCA